ATTAATCACCCTGTGAACTTCATAACCTTCATGTTTGATAGGTAATTTCAATTTGCTAATTGTGCTATACTTCAATCCTTTTGCCTTGCAAAAAAACTTTAGATTACCCCAGCACTCAGGTACTGGGGTCGTGTAAATTATTACTGTATTTTTCATTTAATTGCGCTTTGAATTTTCAACAATCGAACCTTTTATATTTGCGTTTCCGATTAATCCTAAGTGAAAAGCTACGTGTAATTCCTCTTTGCTTAGTTCTTGAAGTTCATCAACCATCATATTTTTCATTGGACAACCTTCTGGTCTAATTTTTCTAATTTTTGAAGAGAAAGAGGTTAAACCACCATTGTTTTCAATTGCTGTTCTGATTTCGTTTACTTTTTTTAGCTCTGAGTAAAATTTAAATGAGTTCATAATGTTTGTTTTTGTTGTTTCTAATAATGTATACGCAAATATAATCATTATTGTTTCATTTACAAGCAAAAATATTAATTTTTTTTTCATATCTAAAAATCTTTAATCCCATCAATGTTAATACAATTCTCCCTTATCCACTTCTTAGTTCTGTAGTCTCCGCAGATATAGAAACAATAAGAACCGCCTTTCAAAACCTCTTTTTTCTCTTTAAATGATAGACTAAACACCTTATTATCAATAGTTATATAACTATCACCACACAGCCATTTAACTTTTTCAAAGATTTTCCGGTTATTTTGGGTATCAAGTGAATTCATAAGTTCTTAGTATTTAAGTGTTTAGTCTATCAAAGTACACATATTACGTAGTTACCAACAAGCGGAAGAAAGGCAGTGCATTTAATCGGCTTATGTGGTAACTTGCCCATAATTAAAATTCAAGTGGCTGCCAAATGCTCTTTAATTTTTCAATGTGAGGCTTTAAATATTCCAAAAATAAAGGGATGTCCTTTTCATCAAAATAAGCAATGTATATTGGTGTAAATACACCTTTTCGTTGTTTCATTTGGAATATTTCTAAGTAGTGTCTTTTGCTTTCTTCTCGTTCTTTTAAATCCCATCTAAACACCAAATTCATATCTACATCTGCATCGTGGAACTCTTCGTAAAAATCAGCAAAAGTGTCGTACTTTAAAGAAGCCTCATTGCTGTAATAGTTGCTATCAGAGCAGTAGTAATCGTGGTCTACTGCTAAATCTTGTAATGTTAAGTTTTTCATTGTATAAAATATTTAATTATTACTTCCGTTCATTTAATCGAGGTTCGCAATAACCGCCAGTTGGTAACACGGTGTCATAAAACATGGCGGTTGAAAGTTCGGTGCATTATTCTGGCGTTCTACTCCGCCACGTTTCATACACCAAGCCCGTTAGCCGTCAGTTTAAAGGCCTAACAAACACAATCTTTTCACTTGCCTTGATGAAAATGTATTTATGTTTTGATTTATAAACTGCCTGTCTGGAAATCTTATTTTCCCTACAATAATCTGAAACAAGTTTAAAGCCAACATTTACAGGGTTAATCTCAAATACGTGCTTTCCACCTCTGTACCATTCTGCATACCAAAGCATTCTAAACATATTATTTCCGAGTAATGCCTCAATAATACTTTCATTTCCAGACCATCCGCAAGTTACAAGCTCTAATCGCATTGTGTAGCCAAGTTTATTGTTATTATGCCAAAAGCATTTAATGTATCTGTTATAATTCCATAAATCTCTTATATAGTCTATAAGGTTTATAAAATCATATATTTCCCACTCTTTTATTTTCTTGAGTTCTTTTTCTTCTGGGTATCCGTCTTTCATAATAATTTGATATTTAGATTAATAAAAACCGAACGGCTAACACCGCATAAAACCAATAAAGGTTGTAGTGGTAATTTCAGCATCGTAGCCCGTTCAAAGTATTGTGTATCTTGATAATTCATCTCTCGCATTCCTTTACTGGTCTTATGCAACACGTTGTGCTTCATTAAAACGCCACTTCGTTAAGCACAACACAGTACATAGGTAATATGCTTGCTCTCCGAATTTAAGGCAGTGCAAAATTGGAAGAGTAAAATTAATTTTTCTTTCCCTCCCACACGTTTCCAGTAATTTCATAGGCAAAATCAGCCAATTCTTCACTAAGCAAATCACCGCTACTTTTATCTTGGTTAAAACTATGGTCAAGCTTCCACCCTCCAACGCTCTCACACCAGTAAACTTGTAGGCTGCTTTGCTTCATCCCCTCGTCTGTTTCTGTCCAGTCGCTAAGAATATCCCCCTCGTATATCGGGTTGCCTTTATTGTCCTTAAAGCCCGTATATTGCATAAAATCCCACCGCACCGCACGTTCACCTGCAATATTATTAAAGTAGTCTTTTACTCCAAATTCAAAACCCATGCTCTCAATTGCTTCTGATTCTCTCGCCCACGCTCCACGTTGGCAATCCAATACTCTAAATTTTAATCTATTTTCCATCGCTCAAAAATTAATTTTACTTGTTCTTCGTGGGTAGCTCAGTAGGTTATCGGAAAAGCACACTACCCATGTACTCGTCCGTTATGGTTAATTTGCCCTCGCACCCTCACAGGTTTCATAAAAGGTATCAATCTTAACCTTAACATCATCATTGTATTTACCCAAGTCAGCCTCAAACATTTCAAGCCCTTTCCTCTCTGCATCCGCTTTACCTTGCTTTCGGTTCTTTGCTTCAACTATTCCACTATAACATTCTTCACCGTAATAAGTATCCTCTTCTGGCACAAAGTCGGTAAAGCTAACTGTACATTCAAAATAATAAGTTTTCATTTCTAATCAGCATTTATCCCACCGCACTAAAACTAACCATAACAATATGTATAGTTAATGGCGGTTTTGTGCGGTTATTAACTGTTATTTTTTTAATTTACTTCTGTGTTTATTCGGTTGGTCAGTGCTTTAAATCGCCACTAACCATATATTCAACGTTAGCTTGCATTAAAACGACAAGCTAACACATAATATAGTGTATAGCTTGTTCGTGCAATTAATGTAAGTCTGTGCATAATTCCAAAAATTAAATTTGCCCTCGCGCTTTGCTTTTTTCAAAAGCATTTGGGTCAAGTTCTTCACCAGTAAAAGCATCCTGCATTTTCCATTCAATCAACATATTCTGGTTAAATACAAAATACTTTCTTCTTATCTGTATCCCATTTTCATGCAACCATATACGCTTATTATCTATTCTGGTAAGTGTGTCTAGTTGGGTATATACAAATTCAGGTTTCAGCATTCCTTTAGAGCGTTTAAATAGTATAAAAGTGTCATCATGTTTTATATACACTATTTTATCAAGGTCACTTAAAGGCATTTCACAAAAACATTTTTCAATATCTCCTGTAGCTCCATTTAAGTAACTATGGTAAATGTTATTATCATCGCTATGCAGCACGTTCCAATGTCCAAATAAATGAAATTGTCGCTCCCTTTTGTCTAGGTTTTTAAAAGCTCTTAAAGTCAAGTATCTACCTTTAAATTCAGAACAGAACTTCTCAATTAATTCACTGTTTATTTTTTGCCCTCCCATAAATTTAATTTTTACGTTCGTTTTTCAATTCAGCGGCAGTGCGTAATTCACGCTACACACCATAATACTAATCGTTAGCGTTCAGCTACGGACGTGCATACAACATCGTTAGTACTTTGATTTTTCCGATATAAGAAATACAACTACCATAATTTTCAGCATCATAATTAATATTGATAAATTCTTCATGGTTTAATGATGCGACCATGAATATCCTATACAACTGGAATGGATGAAAATATAAGTCACCAATTTGAATAGCTGTATAATTACCATCTTCTTTTTCAATCATTGATAATTTTATTCGGGCAAATTTGGAGTCTTTTTCATCAGCACCCTCGCCATCACAAATAGGGCAATCACCATCAATACTATGCGTTTCGCCTGTTTTATCTTCATACTTAAAATCAACAGTTCCGCTTCCTTTACACTCCTTACATTTAATAGAATCTTTATCTACTTCAATTCGTGCCTTAGTTAATTCTTTGGCGACTTCTGAAACTTTAGCATTAATACTATTAAGTTCTTTAGCTTCAATTTCGTCAATTAATTTTTGTGCATTTGGGTATTTTTCGTTTGTGCTGTATTTTAAGCACAATTCACTTTCAGGCACTACAATTAAAGCATGTGCATCGGTTGCATATACATTACCATTTTCAGCATTTGGAAAACACATTGAAGGTCTGTTTTCATCAGAGCTTGTGTATAGGTTTAATAAAAAATCGTTTAATTCTTTCATATTTATTTTTTTTGCTATTTGACCGCCGAAAAGCTAACAATGCGTATAGTTCATAAGCCAAGTAAGGTTTGTACTAAATTTTGAAAGTTGGTGCATGGCTTACGAAACCATACGCCAACGTTAATTCGATATATTAAAATAAACTCCAAGATCTTTCAATCTATCATCAATAGTATCTACTATTAATGCACTTTCTAATCTTTGCATTCTAGTGTAACCAGGTCTAATAAAGTATTGATTTCTTAATTCTTTCAATTCTTTTACAAGCTTATTATCATAAAGCTCTCCGATTAAAAACATAATAGTTCTCATAGTATCAAAATTTAGGTTTTACATAAACTTCTGATACAAATTTATATCATTTAATATTTAATTGCAACTTTTTTCTATCTTTTTTTAAATAAAAAACCCTGATTAAATAATTAACCAGGGTCAAACGTGAAAACAGACATGAAAAAAATCAGCTTCCTTTATCTCCTTTGTGAGGTATTGTTTTAGTGAAATAACCGAGTACGGCTCCTGAAACAGATACTAATAATGTTTGCCAATCAAAGCCAATAGTCAAAACTTGAGCCGCATAACTTGATAATGCCATCCCAAGAGCTAATATTGCACCGCTAATTATATCCTTCATGTCAACTCCTATTATTGAAACAGATGGCATAATCGCATTTTTAACTAAGTATACAAGCGTAAATCCTCCAGTCGCAATTAATACATAAGCTATATTAAAAGTTTCCATTTCTGATAATGTTGAGGCTACAAAGCCAACCAAAGCCATTATCAATCCTTTGTAAAATGCATTTAATTTCATTCTTTTTTCTTTTTAGTTAAACTTATATGCCTCTTTTTCTTTTGTGGAGGCTTTTGATCAATATCAATATTGTTTGAAGCTCCTTTTTGTCTGAGCTTTTTTATTTCATAGTCGTTGCCTATTTCTGATTTAATCAATAGAAACATGCATATCATACCGGATATAAATCCGACTAGAAATATAAATAGTTCTTTATACATATCAAAAGTGTGTTTTATCAACCCTGTTAAGCCAGCCATTTAAAAACACTGAATAAACAGGCTTTTTTTCTACCAGCCATTTATAATAATCTCTTCTAGCTTCTTTAAAGTCTAATACAAAATCACCATTATAATAGTTGATAGCTAATGTTGTTAAGTTGCCACATATACCATCTTGCTTTACCCCTGATACTTTCTGAGCTAGTCTAATCGACCTTTTAGTTCCGGCATTGACTCCAAAATCAAATATTTGTAATACGGCTTCATGAGAAAATAGATTATCTAATCTCATACGCTTCCAGTAATTATTATAATAAATATCTGTAGCTCTTTCAATAGTTAGATTCTTAATATCTTCATTAGGAAAGAACTTTGCAGCAATACCGTATTTTGTCCCTACTAATTTACCGGTTTTATATCCTCCTACCCAATTACCGGCATCATTATGGTTTTTCTGAAAACCTCCTTCATTTTTCAATATAACTTCTATGCATTTTCTTGCTATTTCTTTCATTTATTCGCCCTGATTAAATCCTTAATATCATTAAACCTAGTGTCTACATGCTCAACAAACTTATCAAATAAATACGTTTGGTTTTCCTTCATATCTTTATGATCTTTTTCGTGATCTTCTTTGTAAACTTGAAAATCATCTTTATCAAGTTTCTTGTCAAATTTATCCTGAATGAATCTTTCATTATCCTTAATGAATTTTTCATTATTTCTTTTTGCAACTCGAATATTAAGCATAAATCCACCTCCTGCAATAATAAACATTAGTGCCGGATATAATGCTTCTTGAAAACTAATAAGATAAACCATAATAAAATTGTTATAACTACACAAAAAATTACGTACCAGTAAGTTTGATACTCCCAATCTAATAAATCATCTCCTTCAAATATAAGAAATAAACAAATAAAGAATATTCCGGCACTCATTGAAACTCTTTCTTGTATACTCCTCATTTTGTATGAATCAGTAATCAAATACCCTCCTAAAGAAAGACACGAACCCAAAAAGTAGAACATGTCTAAAAACTCTGATTTAAATAGGAAGGGTAAGGCATAAGCCAAAACCCCTACTATTACCCACACTATTTTAATATTTGTGAGGCGGCTTTGGTCTGGGTGCGTCTCCATCGTCGTCCCCCGGTCTTTTGTAATTTTTCATAGCTAAAATGTTATTAATTTGTTATTAAATTGAATTATGTTGTTATTATACTGGATTAATGAAGGTTTTTTAATTACATATGACCCTATTGTTGGCGGTGTTGTTTGCTTTCTTAGAAGTACATCATCAGGCCACGAACTTGTAATATCCAATCCTATATTATATGGAGTACCTAAAGTTTGACCATTCCCTATTGCATCACTTGGATAAACCGGCCATAGTTCTGTTGAGCTTTTGAAGTTAGGGTCGGTGTTGTAGCTATTTGCGTCATAGCCTAAACTTTGCCACGTTGTAAAACCTAGCGTACTTCCAACTATCTTTACGTTAGCATTATAAACAATATTATTTGATGTTTGAATGCCAACTGTATCTGCTGTAGAGCCAAACGAAAGGTAATTTCCGTTATTATCTCTTATAATGTTATTTTTAATTATACATGAATCGCTGTTTCTGTTCCCTCCGTTATCATCTATGGAGAAAGCATTTGATAATTGTATAGTATCATTATAAATAGTGTTATTATAAGCTTGAGATTTTCTTGAACTCCTGAAAAATATAGGTGTTTCACACTCTGAAAAGATATTCGCAAATATTACATTTTCTACATCATTAGTTATATAGTCAGTGTTTTTAACCACATTACCAATTATAGCACCATGAACATAATTATAAGCAAAATAACTTGGTGTGTTGAAATTTAAATAAGTGTGATGTGCTGTATCGTTACCATAGTAGTGAGACAAGAAAAACTCATTTCGTGTTACATTAGCCTTTGCAAAAGCTGTTGAGCTATCTGTATCGATGTATAATAAGTTTTCTGGCGTGCCTGAATAGCTCCACTTAAAACTATTATTGTTTACTTCAATCTCATTAGGATTAATCGCTGTATTCGTAAATGATATTTGAAATCTACCCGAACAAATAAACTCGTTACTGTTTATTGTTGGAATAGTATTAAATAAGCTTATCGTACTAGTGAGATCATTATTGTAAATACATTCTGTCATTGTGAAATTAGAGAAAGTCGAAAGTACACTATTTTGAAATAAATACATGTTATCAAATGTGGTATTTCTCAAACTTGTTTCACAATCTTGCGTGAACATTTCGCCTGTCTCAAAATTACTGGAATCAATATTAATAGTCTCACCATTTAATGACATAAATCTGAATGTTGATGTAGTGCCGATATAATTACACTTTATTATATCCAAAACCAAATCCCTAACTGAAGAAGTAAAAAATCCATCGTAAATATTACAACCTCTATATCTAACTATAGGATCAGCACCTAAAGTAGTGGTGTTTCTACTTCCGGAAGCTCCGTTTATTTCTGATCTGTAAAATTTAGCATTCACCCCACTCCTTAGCCATGTTATATGACTTGGTGTAAAATAACAATCTTGTATGATTGGATTAACAGATAAATCAATCCTACCATTGAAATGACAATTAGTATACGTTACATTATTTGATAATGCATTTTGAGGTGAATCAAACCAACAATTAGCTATTTCAATATCATTTCCAGTACCTTGAAGTGTGTATAAATTAGCCGTCTCAGTTCTGGTAGCAAATACACCGGATTGTCGATAAGTCAAACTAGATGTTGTTGTTATTGAACCACCACCTGAAAAATTACAATCTCCTGAAGCTGCAAGGGTATGAGATTTTGTAAAAGTATAGAAACCCTGCGTTCCTGTTCGCCAAATTATTGTATCTCCTGAACTTGCAGCCGTATGAGCTGCCGTAATACTGCCATATTCATTTGGCACATCAAGCCAAGTGTCAGAGTAAGGAATAACATTAAACTCACTATCCTTATCTGCCTCACTTGAAAAGCCTGATATATTACCAATTCTCATTGGTCTTAATAATGTGCTATCTGCTTTTGTTTGTGTCTCGTATATCTGAAAGAAGTATAATGAATCATAATTATAGTTTCGCTTATAAACGCCAAATGTCATTAAATTCAAGCTATCCCCATTAGGTAACTCTATACTAGTTCTATTATTTACAGGGATAAAATTAGAGTCTGTTATATATGTCAATGGGAAGTCAATGTTTCTAAGAATAAACGAACTCGCACCGCCTGTGATACTATCAGTTAATGTAGTATCATTTCCATTAATTGTATAACCACTTTTCCATCTAAAATTCAAGGTCTGCCCCCAAACAGGCAAGCCAACAAATATTAATGCTATTATTAAAAGTTTTTTCATATTAATATTTAGATATTATGAACCATTCAGTACCATCACATATAATTGTGTAAGCTTCACCAAAATTAACTACAAGTGTCGTTGCTCCGTCTATAGTTTCACTTGCGTTTCCGTCTACTGTCAGCGTACCACTTGCAGCATACTTTTTTAGTATAAGCTCTACCCCTGCATTCCCTGAAGCTGCTGGCAGTAGGTATGTTGCTCCGGTTGTATTAGTCGATATTACTACATAATCGCCAGAAATATAATTGCTTACTGAACCTGAGTATGATCGAACATCTCTAATTTCATTGATAGCCTCAGGTAAGCTTTGCGAACTTGTTAAAACTGGAGAGCCATTCAATGTTAAACTTTCTGATATATCAACGTTTGCATTTAAATAAAGCTTTTGATTTGATACAGTTGAATTTTGAAAACCGAAAATTATAGCTTGCGTAGTATCATTAGACACTGTGCTTCTTGCTATTGAATTAATTATTAGCCTGTTTGATAACCCTGAAATGTTGAATCCGGAATAAGCCCCTAATCCTATGTTATTACTGCCAGTATTAAAGAAATTAGAACCAAATCCAAAATAAGAATTATAGTTCCCAGATTCATTTATTTGTCCAGAGCTTACGCCGAAAAAGCTATTACCGTTACCTGTGGTAGTGTTTTCTCCGGATGTAAATCCAAAAAAGCTATTAAAGTCTCCTGTAGTTATATAATGTCCGTTATTGCTTGAAGATACTATTGTATTTTTTTCGCCTGTAGCCGATAAAGGTGTATGCAAACTATCAATAATATATATGTTGTGTATGCCTGTCTCGATACTTAATGCTGTGTCGTTCCATGTGAAATTACTTGATGAGCCTAAAACACCATTGTCATTATACTGTACTTCTTTATTGCTACCAGCTACAATTCCTATTACTCCACTATTATCTGGTATTGTTAGCGTTCTTGTTGTTCCTGTAGTTATTTCACTTGCATCAAAATCCATAATTCTAGTTGGATCTGCTGAATTATAAATAGTAAAATTAGCATCACTAAAATTAGTTATTGCACTTCCTGAACCGCTGCCACCGCCAGCAGTACCAAGGGGAAAACCTCTTTCATCCTGAAACTCTCCGGCACCTAATAAATTGGTGAATATTCCACCAGAAGCGGTTGAGTAATTAACAACTATCCTTAATCCTCTCACTCCCACTTTAGATAATTCAGAAGGTAAGGAGGTTATAGCATAATTATATATATCATTTATTGCATTTACATCCGAACCGTATGAACCGCTTGGCGTTGCAACGGCTATGTAACCACCATAAGAACCTGAATTTTGCACAAAGAATAAATTAAGGCCGTATCTGGTATTATTGTTTCTCAACGTCACATTATTTGCATCAACGCCAATTTGGTTCAAATCAGTTATCCATGTATATCCGCCAGCTGCGTTAGGGTTATTAATCCACAAATATTTATGTCCATCCTGAGCAGGAAATATCTGGCTATTAAATTGCCATATTACGCCAGAAGTGGTACTTACTTGTAAACTATCTAATCCGGCACTAGTTACAATAGTTACTGTAGGATCTACCCCGTAATCGTATTTTGAGCCATCTAATCTTAATCTTTTGGCTGCCCGGCTTACCCACCCCTCAGCCTCACTTCCATCTACTGAGTTGTTGAATCTTTGTATTTTAACAAATCCATAATTATTATGGCCAGTTTCGTTCAATACAGCTACTTCAGCTAATCTAACGCCTATAGCTGGAAATCCTGTAGTATTAGCGGCCAAAACAGGCACTAACCCTGAATTATCTATATAAATGTAGTTTGTTTGTGGATTTGTCAAAGTTCCATAAGTTAATTGAACTCTTGCGTATCCGTTAGTACCGCTATTAGTAGTAGTATTCAATTTACATCTATCCCCTTTGTACATGAATGGCAAATCCTTTGTTGGGTCACTTTCATTATAAGTTTCAAAATAAAGAAGACCGCCTATTATGGTATCTCTAATAGCTTGCGTTTTAGTAATTACGCCGTTTAATATACCGTCTAAGTTTACTTCTGTATCAGTTCGTGTAAACGGTACTGCATTTATACCAAGCACCCCGGGGTTGCCTTTTATTAGGACAGATCCTACTAGTAGAGGATAGGCGGGGGCAGGCGGCCTGATATTGGTCAAGTCACAGGTATCAGCGCAGACATATATCAGGTCTTTTTCGTCCCAATTCGACGTATTATAGAAAATTGCTCCATATCTTAAAGCTATCCCTAGACTATCAGGGTATATATCTTGCTCTGCAAGTCCTATAAAAAAACTAGCTTGCTCTAATGTATCCGCATAAGCTCTATTTATTGTTAAAACGCCATTTATTAAGTCTGCTGTGTCAGCCGAAATAGGTTGCCCCTTGAGTATCGTATCCGAAGTTCTATTGATTACTGGAGAAATATCGTCCTCTCCGAAATGAACTAAGAAATCTGCACCAGGCCTATAATACGACAGCACCTTTAAATCATTATTTGCAAACATCTTATAATTAGTTGCGTATGAATTATTTACATTAGGGTTCAACACTAAGCTATCAAATGGCTGTTGAAATGCTCCAGCAACTGATATACCATTAACAGTAATTATTTTATTAAAATTAAACGTGTCCTTATTTGTTTTAAACTCATATCTGGTATCTGTATGATAAAGCTTAGTATCATTGCCTTTTGCTATATGCTCAATAGTATCTTGTCTTATTATATGCTCAGTTTGAGAATAACAAAATAAGCTTAATGATACAATAATAAATAGTGTTGCTAGTCTTTTCATGATTAAAAGAATGTTAAAATATACCTCCAAGTTCCTGTTATAGGTGCATTAAATGTAAACTTGACATTATCAATATCAATTATTGAAAATAATCCATCTGTTGCCTGTTGAACTCCATTGTTATTATATAAGGCAACTCCAACATAGTTTGTTTTTCTAATATGGTTAATTATTAGGCTATAATTATCACCTGAGTTTAAATTAGCGTTTACAATCTCAGCTTTAATAGGTATCGAACTGCCTGTAATGGCTGCCGCAAAATTAGCAAAAGATATATTTTTTGATCCTAATTCGCCAGGTTTACCGAAAGCTATTCTTTCATCTCCAGCAATAGTAGTTTGTAATGTTCCATTAAATAATTCCTGTGGTGTTCCTGACATAGCTCTAGTCTTTTATATAATATCCTTTTGCTTTTAATGTTGCAACTTCGTGTTTATTTACATTTACAGTAAATTCATAGAAGTCTCCTAATTTCATTACTCTTCTTTCATCAAAAAGAACTGTTTCTACTCCATCAACTGTCAATATTAAATAATCAATGAATGTAGTCTCTTTTTTCTCTTCGGATAATCTAATTACATTCTCACCTTCTTTTAATTCAATATCAATTATTTCTTCCCTGTAATTATTAAAGCCTACTTGGTTTTTAAGAATCTCATCAAAATATTCTCCATTAATATAAATGAATGGGCATGCTACTTGCTCTTCCTTTGTTGCTATGCATAACCACCTAATACCATCACTAATAAATGTCATTTGTGAGCCAAAAACACCATTATTAGTATTTGGTTGAATCCCACCTTCACCTGGATAAAAATCATTTATTTGAGATTCACCAGTAAGTGTATTATTTATAGACATATTTACAGGAGATGCATTATTGTGAAATAATATCACAACTCTATTTTTATAATTTGTAGGGTTAGGCATTGTTATATCAGGCGGAGTAGGTGATGTAAAATGATATATATCATTTGCATCTATAATACTATAATTACCTCCTGATTGTGATACTGTCAATAATCCTCTAGCTATTGTCTTTGTGTCTGCAAATTTATTTGCAACTACTGCTAAATTAGTACCATCACCATCAATAGTTTCATCTAAAGTAGCTATCTCAATTGTTCCCTTTGCACTTTCTGTTGCTAGTAAAACATTACGTACATAATTAATAAAAGCTTGAAAATATTGGAATCCATTACTCTGATTATCTGGAGAGCCATCAAAAGTAACTGCTGGTTGAGCATCTCTACCTAATTTAGCAAAAAACTGGACAATGTCCCCCAATATAGATTCATTAACTATTGTGCCTGATGTTCCCCCCGATTTATTTCTAATCCGTCCACTTGGATAGTCTGTTGTTGGCGCATCAACATTTGTTCCGTCAGTTATTCTTCTTCCCATTTTATTAATATTTTATATCCAATTTATATATGCAAAACCTATAGTGTGAAGTGGTTTGTAAGTTAATACTAATTGTATTAATTCATCCTTTCTGTTACTATCTATATCTACTATTGAAGGAAATGATGAACCACCTATAAAAAATGATTGTTGTAATTGCTGTTCTCTTGGCAATCCTATACTACCTCCCCCTCCTAATTCAAAATCATTTAATTCTACTGTGCCAAGTTCAACAGGATCTTCCAAAACTGCATTAAAGAAATTATTATCAATGCTATCATCAAGTGAATTAGCTATTATTCTTGTGTAATTAACCCCTTGAATCTCTCCAGCTAATTCAAAATCTCCTAATTCAACTGTACCTAATTCTACATCTTGAGTTCCTAATGTATCAGGATCAGTAATTTCAAATTCTGAACCATTCCAAAATCTATTTTCAATAATATAAACATCAAAACCGGCAGCTCTTATTTGATCTTCTATAAACTGATAATGCGATCTTTCAACTATACCATTAGGATAATAAATTTTTTGAGCTATCCTATCTTTTCTTTGCTCAAGGTCCGTAATGTTTAGAGCTATTTGTAATACTTTTTCCCAATTAGATGCATCAGTTTCATCAAATTTATCATTATCTGGAAGAATACTATTAAGTATACCTATAACCTCTGCATAAGCATCATCAAATATTTTTAATTTTGCATCTGCTAATCTTTTACCTGTTGACGCTGTGAATGTTGGCAACACACTTACAAATGCATTACCAAAACCATCTGTAAACTCATTATCAAAACCATCCACAAAAAGCGATACTATTCCCTCCCTATCTTCAGAACCTCGACTATATTGCCAAGCTCTTCCAGTTGGAAATAATAATCCGTATAACTTTCTTATTTTAGATTGGTAATCCATTATTATTGATGTTTCTTAAATATGGATAATTCCCTAAAGTAAAAGTAAAAGTACTCTCTAGTGTACTATCTACTTTCATTTCAAGATTACTAAAATTACCTCCCTCATCTTCTAATACACTTACAACCACTGATATTAATTGACCAATTGTAAGTATATCATTTTTATTTAGTATACTTTCCGCTCCAGCTATGTAAGGTCTTTTATTATATAGAAATTCATCAACTGTAGTACGAATAGCATCACTAGCCGCAGTATTGGTTAAATCCGTAAACTCTAAATCAACTGGTAATGGCTCAACTGGTAATGACTGTATATTAAAAACTATCATCGGCCTTCTACCTCTCTGTTCAGCTTCATTATATACTATTGCTCCTGATTCTTGTTCGCCTCCTGTTGGTGCCTTATATATATCGTCTAGTATTTCTTGACTTGGTACACCAACAATAATTTCACTATTTTCTGGTGTAGCTTCAACGTAAATCTTTATTGAACCTGCATTATTTTCTTCAACATATGGATAAACTGTTCTAACTTCTGGAACATCCAAAGCCCACAACCTATAATCTGAAGGGCTACCACCTTGAGGTTCTAATCTATAAGCTGTTAATACATCCTCTCTATAAGAATCAATACTTTCTGCATCAGTTGGATTTGTCACTATTACTGTTATTTCAGCCTCATCATTAACATTAGTCAATGGTTGTGTTGAAGTCACTAGATCACCTATATTCAATTTTGATTCTAGTCCTGATGTCAAAGCTCTGATATTAAGTGTGTCAGTTGTAGCACTCAATGTGAAATCTGTATCTACTATATATAAATAACCTGATGCATTAGAATCATCATTAGATAAAAATCTTGTACCTGCTGGAATAGTTGCTCCAATGGTTCCATTTACTTCAATCGTATATTCTCCTGCTGTAGCTGGTGCCGGACTTCTACCTAAAACACCTTGACCGAACCTTATTAATGTCTCATCATCCGCTTGATCTGGAAACACATTTTTTTCAACTTGTCCTGCTGTTAGATAAAATGGGTATAATAAGGCAGATAGTACTTTACTCTCAACAATAAAAGTATCTCCTAATTCATCTACTGAAATTCCAAATTCAGAAGCATAATAGTTTAATATCTTCTGTTCTAATTCTTTTAATGTTGGTATACTTACAGCCATCTTTCTTGTATTACTTCATTTCTGGTGTTATCCCAAATCATAGATAAATTATCACCTTGTGTCGTATCAATTGTTATTTTAACTCTATTCAAAGATACTATGTTTATGGTAACTTCTATACCTCCAAATTGAGTTAAACTATCAAGGTCCTGTTTTACAGCTTGCTTAATTGTTTCTAAGCTCCTACTGCTTAACTCTATCCCTTTTAAAGTTCTCTCAGTCTTTGAATTTATCCACATATCTGACGGTTTCGTCTTGTCATTTCCCCACCAATCTGAATGTAATTCTATAACATCTGATTGCGGTCTAGTATCTGCTTCAACATTACCCCCAAACATTTTAAGATAAGCTAATGTATACAAAGAATCAGTAGTCAATATATCGTTACTCTGAACCTCTAATTGACCTCCATTACCATCCTCATATATTGTATAGTTCTTCATTCTTAAAATGTATTAGTAACGATAATAGGAACTCCTTGTGGTATAATGCCAGATATTTGTACGCCTGGATCAGTTTTTAAATTCAATTCTACTTGTTGTTTTTCCAATCTCTCTTCACGTTTCAAACTCTCTTGAGCTGCTGTAGTTTTACTAGTATTCAACTCTGTGACTTTATTTCCTTCTCCACTTTCACCTGCTATTAGGCTTTCTCTGAATAATGCTATATTTGCAGCACCTCTATCTGCTATATCTACACCCGGGATCTTACCTATTAATTCAAGTAATTTTTGTATTGGAGCTAATAAGAAATTAAGTATCGATTTTCCTATTTGTAATAATCCAGCTTTTATTCCTCCAGCTTTAAATGCATTCACTATTGAATTCCAAGTATCTCTAAGTAATCTGAATAAATTAATTACAGGTATTAAGCTATTTCTTATAAACTTAGCAAACCAATTATCAGAAGTTTTAACCCAATTAACTATTTCTTTCCACTTAACTATAAGTAATACTATTATAGCAATGAGTGCAACTATTCCTATAATTATTAAGCCTATTGGATTTGCGGATAATGCAATATTAAGTGCCCATTGTGCTGCGGTCCATAATGATTCAGCTTTTGCAATTTTCATGAAAATTGCAATAAACTTTATGAATCCTGCTGCGGCCATTACTGCCTGATTAGCTAGTATCGCAACTTTTAACGCAACAAATGCAGCCGTAACACCTCCCAATACTTTTATGAAAAATATAGCTCTATTTGCAAACTTTCTTACTCTTAATTCAGCTTTTGTTAATTCTTCTTTTGCTTTTTCTGTACCTGAAGCAAGCGATAATATTTCTGTAGCTACTTCAATTGTAGTTTTTAGGAATTGACCAAACTTACCGTTTCCAGATTCAATATTTAGTATAAATCCTTCCCATGCACTATTAAGTATAGTTAATCTACCTTTCAGCGTATCTAATTGCTTCGCTGCTGCCTCCTGAGCTCCAGCTCCAACCAATAAACTATCAGATAATTGATCTGTTTGCGTTAAATTCTTTGCTAAAATAACACTTGATACTGCTGTTCGTTTTCCAAATTCATCATTTGCAGCTGTTAATTTATCCTGATTATTTGCTATTTTTTGCAGAATCTGTTCATATGATAAACCTTGTGCTGCAGAATCAATAAAAATGTTTCTTAATGCTGTTGAAGAACTACTAGCATCTATTCCAGCATCGGATAACTTACCCAATAATGCCAATAATTTATTAAAAGGAATTCCAGCTGCATTTGCAGCACCTGCAACAATAGGTAGTGATGTCTGCAATTTCTCAAAGTTCAATGCACTTTGCTGAGTTGCTCTTGTCATTTGGTCTATTATTGATGGTGCATTGACACTTTCTAAATTATCAAATGACCTTACCATTGCACCTACAAGTTCTGCTGTATCTGATAGCTCTCCTTTCATCGCAATAGACCCCGCAATGGTTGATTCCGTCATATCAATTATAGCAGGTGCTTGAAATCCTAATCTTGCAAACGCTTCTTGTAACCCTACAACTTCTGTTGCACTTTTTGCCGTTGTTGCGCCTAATCTTTTTGCATCTTTTTGCAAATCTTGTAATTCCGCTCTGGTAGCTGTTGCCATTACTGATGATAAACTTGCATTCGCTTGTTCAAAGCTTGCAAACTTATCTATAACACTGCCAATTGCGCCTACAACTAAACTACCACCAACTATTAAACCAAGAGCTCCAAATCTTTTCATTAAGTTTGAAACACCCCTAGTTAATTTTCTGGCTGCCATATCTAACCTTGCAAAATGTGCTTGTGCTTTACTGGAAAATGCTGCAACTTTTTTACTCATCGCATACATTTTTGCACTTAGCATATCTACAGCTGTAAATGTTGTTTTTACCGTATAGTTAGCTGTTGGCATCCTGTTTTTTCTTTATATTCTGATTCTGTTTATGGATATGTTTCGCCCACCAAATTAATGAATGGTAATCAATGTCATCTAAGAAAAGAGTATCCAAGATATCAGGGGCCCAACCTGTTTCTAATCCTATTATTGCATTTGCGTTATCAATACTAAAACCACAACAAGATTCAATAGGCTCACCTGTATCTGGATCCTCCGCTATTACAAAAAATAGGTTACAATTGCATCTGCAATTTTCCTATCTTCTGTGTCAAGAAGGTTTATGATAGATCGTGATTGATCTGTTAATGCTGCAATATAGGCTGCCACTTTCCCTTCTATATCTCTTGCTTTTAAACCTATACTACTATCCTTAACCTGTTTCTGATTCAATCGATACTTATAATTTAATGAATCTAGTGTAGTTAAACCACTCTCATTTTTTAAAGGGAATTTTAACTTTTGAGTTATCATTCCTGAATCAGGTTCTAATGTAAGATATCCCCACATAAAGCCACGAATTAACGTTTCTTTATTTTCATCCTTCTCAGTGATTTCATTTACATTATCTCTTTGATCTGGATCTAGCATTTTTAGATCAAACCATTTTTCTATTTCCATTTCAGCAACTTCACGTACCAAAATAGGTTCTCTTTTCTTTGTCTGATTTTCTGATTTCTTCATGTCTTATGTTTGTTATGCAATATTTTCAAGTCTTCCACTACCCGCACACTTAACTGCAATTGTTCCAGCTTGTGCATTTGTAGCTATATCACCTACTGGCTTTCCGGTACCGGTTAATACCTCGCCAGAACGATGTGAAAAAGTCCATATCCCCTCTAATGCATTTTCTGTTAGAGATTGTAGAAAGTCATGATCTTCATCTTTTCTTACAATTGTAAATTCACCAGACCATGGAAACGCATTTTGTTGGTCAATTCGTGTTAAATTAACACCTATATTCCCATCATCATCATTTGATTTGTAGCCGCCTTTTTGATATGAAAAATCTTCTCCGGCTTTTGCTTCAAAATTCCTTGAACCTAGTTCAGGATGTTTGACATTTATTTCTCTTAAATCACCTGCTACTGGCATTTCTTATCCTCCGAAATTAAAAGTAAATTGACTTGTAGTGCTTAATACTCTAGCGGTTCCAGTTAATTGAACTTTGAAATTAGTTTCTAATCTGTTAGGATTACTTTCTCCTATTTGAACCTCTATTGAACCCTTCATATAATCAGCATCAGCTATTAAACCTTCATCAACAAGTTGATCAGCTAATCCATATAATACAGATTTCCACTGATTAGGTGAAATAGTATCAGGTGCAGATGTTGGAGATCCATTAGGTACTAATGTTTTACCGATTACAAATCTTTGCTCTAATTGCTTATACCTATATGCAATATTCATATTAACAGTCCAATCACGAACCCAACGATATAATACCGCTGTTTGTGGTTCATCATCTGGATGTGCTGTAGTTACTAAATCAACGATTTCAAACAACTCAGAATTAAGCTTTATTGTTGATGTTCCTACTTTTACGATCTGATCACGCTTTGCAGGGTCTGCAAAATCACCCGCATTTGTTGATCCTGGCATATCTTTTAATACAGTCTGAATAGGATCAATATGTGGAGTATTTTGAGCAATCGTTGCATAATAAAACACTACACTTGCAGCAGCTTCATAGCTAAAACCTTTTGAATTAGGTGCCGGAACGATACAGTTTGTAACTTCATCTTTTCTTGCATCAGTAACTGAAATTGCATTAGCTAATGTAGTTAATGTTGTTGCTCCAGTAAATGCCTTGAAAGGCTTGAATGTTATTGCGTCATATCTTCCCGTCTTATCATCAGGATTACCGTTAAATGTTTCAAGTGCATCAAGTGTTGTTGTATCTGCTGCAACTGCATTTATTACAAGTGTATTCCATTCTTCACCGAATACAGCTAATGCTGTATCTACACTTGGTAAACCTGCACCATTAACCTTAGAATCCTGAGTATATGTAATACCTGCTGATTCTCCTTGTAAATCAATTTCAATATTTAATTCTGCTGAAGAAATACCGGACCAATTAGAAGTAAATACTGCATCACCAACATTAACAGCTCCCGTTGCTGGAGCTCCAATTACATTATTAATAGCATCTACCATTTTTTGCGAAATCTCTGTTGCAGTATCTCCGGTTTCTACCACAAATTGATAAACTGCTCCATCTAAGCTTGTTCTTCCATTCACTTTCAATAGATGGGTAGTTGTTTTTGTTGCCGTTCCAGTAATGCCATATGTAATAACTGTTGCAGTTGCTCCACCTGCCTGAGCTACTGGATAAATAATAGTTGGAATACCTCCAAGTCTATCGGAGGTTTTTGGTCTCAAAATTCTTGCTACTCCATAAGCTGGAGATCCATAACCAAATATATCAGCTACTTCTTTTGCATTTGTAAAGTTCAATTTAGTAGGTAAACCACTTTGATTAGCTGTATTGCTCTCCGCTAATACAGCTATTCTCTGTGGCAGATTACCAGCTGCAATTGCTGGCAAAAATGATTTCAATTCATAACCGACTATTGCCGACACTCGGTCTAAGCTCACGGCTGTACTTATTGCTGCCATATTTTTAAGTATTGTTTATTTCGTAATAATAACCTTTTCCTGTGTCGTATAATCGGTGATTTGTATCATTACCTAGTAATTCTATACCATCAATCCGATTCTGAGTTTCAATTAATTTCACTTCGAGTGTAAACATTCCGTTTATAGTGTAATTTGAATCTACACCATTATCCGGCTGAATAATTTGTAAATTCCTTGCTATAATTGAACCTATAATACCCAAAGGCAAATCTAATGTTTCATAACCTGATGACATTAATATATGTCTACAAGCCATTAAACACCTTTGCATTTTCATTGATGCTTTGGTGTCACCGTCATAAGTGCTTGAATCTTTGGCAGAAGAATAATATTCAATGTTATATCTGGCTGTATCTGTTTGCTGTTCATAACCTGTTAACTCTCCCAATGGATTATTGACTAATATAACATTCAAATAAACCTCTTCATCTCCTGATTGCCTATGAAATCTTTCATCATAAACTTTATCTGGAATAGATTCACGTAATAATAATTGATCTTCAGTTGGTGCACCTTCCGCATCTATTAGAGCTACTTGATTTGATAATTCATCAGCAAGAATAAATGAGATTTGCTTTCTCACTTTTTCTGTATTGCTTTCTGATATTATGTATGTCAATTTACTCATACAATGCTAAAAGACATTTTATTAACCCTAGACTTTCATCTGGGTATACTTCTCTGATTTTATAATTTGCAATACCTGTAATATCATCCCAAGAAACCAACCAATTCCTCAATATCAATTTTCCTCTTGCATCTCTAGTAGTTACACCTGCATCATTCAATGTTTGTTCAGAAAAAGAACAATGGCAATTTTCACCTACTTGTTCTAACCCTGTATCTGGATTGTATGTTGTACTATGTCTAGTTGCAAGACCTTGAACAATTATTGCATCATCTCCGTTATTTGGGTCTAAGGTTAATTCAACCGAGAATGAACCCTCAAGATATCTCTGAGCGTCCAATCTCGCACGTTGAATTAATGATCCTAAAGGCATTAATCCTTAATTTTAGGATATAGTTTTTCCTCAATCATAGCAACTAAATCTTCTTTATTATCAGAATCTTTGAATTCAATTTCAAGCTCTTTACACTTTCCTTGAAGTTCATTTTTCTTTAATTTTAGAAGCCCTGATTCATTCTCAGTTTTATCTGAACCTTTTGATGATAAAAGTTTTTTTGTTTCTTCATCTGGCTCAATTGCTCCATTTTTTACAAGACTTTTGAAATCTGTCACATCTGATGATGTCACTTCATCTCCATCTCTTAAAATGGATCTTCCATTAATATGGCTAATTGCCAAACACTTTACTTTTCCCTTCATATATCAATTATTAAGGTGCGATTACTTGAGCTGTAAATACTCTGTCTACATATTGAAGAATTGGCATACCTGCGGAACGAACACCAAAAAAAGCTGCTGTTTTTGCTGTGTCATTGTAGCGATATCCAACCATCTCACCTTCCATAGTTGAAGGTATTTGATCTTGACCTACGTTAACCATTGCTGGAACTCCACCATAACCGAAAATAAAATCCTGTTCATTTGGAAGAATAATTATTTTTTTTGGGTCCATATAAGGAGTAGTAGTATTGCTATTGTCTGGATCGTCATAGTATCCTTCATAACCCCAAATAACAAAGTTATAAGAACCATAAGAATATCTACCCATCAATACAGCTCCATTACCAAATGGAATAGGAGAAGTAAGATCTTGAAATTTCTGATCCTTAATGTCACCTTCTGCTGATCTTAGCTCATTTGCTCTAAATGCATTCCATGCCTGATAACCCATAACCACATTGAAAGTAGTTCCAGGGCTTACAAGTCCATCAGTCACCATAAATCTAGCCCCTTGCTCTAGGATAGCTCCAGGGTTAACGGTATTCGACGCCCAATTATGAGCTGCATTATAAGCCACAAGTGAGGCCGCTTTTCTTTTGAAGTCAATGTTGTCACCATTTTTCATAGTTACAATGCCATCCAAGAAAGCTTGTGCAGATTGAAGTTCATAACGTCTGTTAATTCGATCAACATTTTTTGCAACTTCTTTTGCTGTTTTCGCAACAATTCTAGCCCAATGTCCACCACTTATTTCATTGGACTCTCCAAATAAACGATCATAACCATCTAAGGCAGTCAAATTGTATTTGTAATCAAATAAAGGTGGGCGGTATAGTTTTTCTGTTGATTTATCTGAACGTGTAATTACACCCTCTGTACCTCTAAGTATATCAACAGCTACCTGCCTTCCAGTTCTCTCAACTTCAATTGCCAAATCTAAAGCTTCAGTAGTCTCACTACGGAAAAAAGATTTGAAAAATAAAGTAGGTTGTGCTATATCTGTGAATGCTCCTAAGACTCTCTTAGTAAATTCACCTCTTGCATATGAAATATCTAAAGCCATTTCTTAAATTATTTAGTTATCAAATTTTGTATCGTCCTCAACAGAAACAAGCTCTAAATCTTTAGAATTAGAAATCAATAAATCTTGCATTCTTACACCTCCTACAAGTGTGTCAAGGTCATCTGTTCCATCAAAAACAAGCATGTCTACTCTTACCTTACCTCCGTTCACAATATTAACAGGATCTACAGTTCCTGAAATAGCAATATCAGTAAGTACGTCTAGCATAATACCTCTTGGAATTGCTGAACCGTCAACGGCTGCTGATTTGCATACTGTCCACTGGCCAGTTGCTGCAATAACACCCATTATCTGGCCTAAAGCTACACTTTCCAATGCACCAGAAACATTAGAATATATACCAGAAACAAAGCTGTTATCAAAAACTAATAGCTTTTTCCTATCGGTATCATAAGTACCTTGGTTTCTTGTTAAATTTCTTGCTGTTAAACTCATGATCCTTAGATTTTAATTCCTGCTTTTTTAAGAGCTTCAATAGCTTCCTTTTCGTTAGCTTCTGCTTTCAACTCTTCTTCTGTTTTACCATTTTCAGGTGTTTTAGTGCTTCCGGAGTTATCTTTTTCATGATCTCCTACACGTGCCATTGCTATACCTTTTGCTGTAAAGTCAGCAGATACAGCCTGATCAAACTCTTTACCTTCTTTAATACCATCAGAAACTGCTTTGGCATCAATATCAATAAAAGCTAACCATGCTTTGGCTCTAATTCTTTCAGCTTGAACTCCCCGCTTTTCGCCTTCTTCTATAATTTGGGCATAAAGTGCGGGATGTTCTGCTTTTAATTTAGCTAAATCCATCGATTTTTTATTTAAATTATTATTAATTACCCCACTTTCAGGGCCTTTACTTTCATTATTTTCAACCATAGCTACTATTGGTGTTGCGAAATCAAAAGCTTTAGGTTCTAATTGCCTTATCTCGTCAACTATCCCTAGATTCTTAGCTTCAACCGGACTTATTTCAACATCATTCCTAACATCTGATTCAAACACTCTAGCTAAAAAAGCATCTGCCCCTGGTTTCCCTGAAACCTTTTTTGTTAGCTTATCTTGAAATTGTGAGTTAATAGTTTTTAATGTTTGTTGTTCTTGTTGATTTGGTTCATACCAGCTAGGATATGCAGCTTTATGAAACATTATAGAACTAGTATCATTAGCTATTACATTATCGGCAAACATTAATGAAATAGCTCCCATACTTGAAGCTTCACCATCAATTATCATATTAGTTTTTCCAGTTCTTTCGCTTAACTTACTAATTATAGCCCAACCGGCATTAACTTCACCCCCAGGGGTATTTAGTCTTATAGTCAATTCTTCATCGTTAGCAACTTCATTTAGTGATTTTACAACAGCTTCCGCTGTGTATCTATGAATAGGTTGGTATATATATAACTCTTTAGCCATAATAAGATTTTTAACAAATCTATTGGAATATGACTATAAAATGAATTTACATTGTCTATTTATTGTTGATATTCAACAATTTTGTATTTTTGAGAAAATAGAAAAGATATGGGAACAATTACAACAGGAGTAAGTTTTGATACTGATTTGATAAATGATATTAGAAATACATCATCGGAATTAGGAATATCAGTTAGCCGGTTTGTTCAGATAGCATCTAGGCGTGAAATAATGTTACATAGAAAAAATAAAATTGAGTTTTTTGTAGAATCATTATCAGATAAGGAACTAAACATCTTGATAAATTCCATAATAAAAGGGGCTTAATTGCCCCTTTCGTTATTTAATCTTTTCCTCATCCCCGAAAGCTCGTTTCGGTATTTCGCTTTTTAATTTATCTTGATTACTTTCAAAGTCACCTGTACCTAACTCTTCAGTGGCACGTTCATAAGTTGTTAAATTATTATTAATCTTTAATATCTCAGCATTAGTTTCTTTAACCGGATCAACATGTGGAACGTTCGCACCAATAAACCGGCAATTTCTATATGCCTCTAATAATATTACATCTTTTCGCTGTATAGCTACAAAATAACCTTCAGCACTTATTTTTCCATTTAATATTTCAAGCTCTAGGAATATATTATAAAATGGCTTCAAAAAAGCATCAGAAAATAGAGATCTTTCTTTTTTCAAAATATGCTCCCATTGCTTTGCTGCCATTCGAGATGCACTAAATGAATTTTCGAATTTACTCAATGCTACCTCATAAGGAATTCCAACCGATGCACAAATGAAAATAAAATTGTTATTTAAGAAATCACCAAAAGCTAATTCATTTTTACTTTCAATAGATTTCATGGTTACATCGTTCGGCAAATTAATTGCATTCTTGCCAGTAGTCTGTGCAACTTTCTTTGAAGTATCTTCAATAGATTGCGTAATAAGTTCATTACCCTCACCAGCATTGTATGCCATTTTGATAGTATTTTTAAGCGGGTTTTCATTTGATGAATTTATTCCATGCTCAAAGAAAAACGGAACCTTTGCTCGTTCTTCAGCACTTCCAACTGTAGCTTCAACATACCTATCAATCTTTTTCATCTTTTCCAGATTTGTTGCATATATCGGTAAACCTCTCACATCATCAATTCTGAATTCATCACCATATAATAAAAAAGCTTGCAACCTATTTGTTCTTTCGCCCATTGCTGTAATTCTTGTATAAGTAAAATCATCATTAGATACATAGAATGCAATATGCTGCCCCTTGTCGTCAACTTCTACACCATGTCTAATTTTATTACCTCTATTCTTTGCCTCGGTTTCCCATTTACCACCTAATGGGCTATTTATATGATGAGAGTTTATTAATTGTATGTTCGGCCCCTGCTTGCTAGTTCTTAAAACTACTAAAACATCACCGTCAATAATAGCTGACTTTTTAGCCATTCTTTCTATTTTGGTTAAACTTGTATTCTTTTGATAGTCTACAGCATTAGTATTTACATAAAGTCTAAACCTCGTTTCAGCATCTTTAACAAACTTATCTCTATTAAAATTGAAACCTTCTTTAACTATTTCTGAAGATACCGGTTCACTTTGCAACTTCAATCCAGCCCCAACAACCCAATCAACATAAGTGTTAATTATAATTTTCGCAATGTCCGATTTTAAATATTGCTCTCTTGACCTAATTCCTAGTGATCTAAAGTCTGGTATAATATGAACAGGTGCACCTAATTCACCTGGACTTTTTTCTCCATCATAAAATTCTTGATATATCGAATAATAACTAGCTTCAACTGGCTTATTATCAATAATTGCTCTACTTGCTTCTTGAGTCCAAGTAATATTCTTTTTAAATATCCCAAATAAATTCATAGTTATTTACTTATATTGAATGAATCTTTATCTCTTAGTTTAATTACCCTACCTAAACAATTTGCATTAATCAATCTGTTTTTCCTTCTTTCCAGTGCTTCAATTGCTTTTTCAATTTTAAGAGGATCCCTAATAATTGTTTTGATCTTTGTTTGGCCGTCATCCAGTGAATACTCTTCTGTATCTCCAGCCTCTAAAGCTACTTTCAATTCAGCATCTACTAAAGCTGATATTATAGCATTTATTCGTGCTATCTCATCTTTTACGCCCTGGGCGCAATCGATATAATTTAATATTGTATCATATGAAGCCATTGTATAAGAAATTTTATACAATAATACAATATTTTAAAGCATTTTAAAAGAGGGAAAGTTTAACCTTTTATCATTGCGACATAATTAGACCAACTAACAGGTACTTTTGATTCCTTGCATAATAAGTGTGTAACTATTTCTTTCATAGCTTCATTGTATACTGCACAATCAAAAAAGTGATTTGATGATGAAGAGTGTTTTTTTACCCACCTAGAACCAATTGCGGTACCTGAATCGTTTAACTCTATATCTCTAACCTCGCCTTCGTAATCAGAAAAATAATTCTTCATTGTATATTTCTCACCATCTGGATTAGGAAAATTAATAAATCCGGCAGGTTGATCAACTTCAGATTCTTCACTCCAATGTAATTCAATTCTATTTGATATGATATCTTTTAACTTGTTTACTTCTGGAAGAAATAAGTTTTTGACCTCTTGAGATTGCTTAAACAAGGCTTTATTATTATCGAACTTTGAAATTTTATTATCTGATGGTCCTTTCAAGCCTATAGTTCTTGGATAATGTTTGTTTACAAAATCATATGCATATTGCGTAAAATTGCCGGTATCTATTCCGGTAAAAATAAGCGGCATTGTTTTTCCTGAATCTGTAGGATATTGTTTAAGCATTACTGTATTTAAAAACTCATCCCAAACAGAATTGCTATAGCCATGTTGATAGGTCCACTTAATTCTTTTTTCTTCCTCATCCTGATGACTCTTTGATTGGCCACTTCTCATTACTTTTGACCGCTGAAATGTTCCAATACTTCCATGATCAATAGAATAACTTGATCCATTCTCGCACCATGCCCTTATCTCATAATCTAAACGTGCATCGTCAACTTTACCATTCAAGTCAACTGCACATGTCAATAATACTATCAATCCATTACCATGCTGTTTAGATAGTTCAACTGGAATGGTACCAATTTCATAGTTAAATGTATTTTTTGCAAATTGATTTATTTTAATTGATTTGCTTTGAGCCTCCCACGTTTGACCTAAATCCTGATTTATAAAAGCTTTCAATTCTTCTATTCGGACCGGTTTATTTACCGGATGAATTTCACACCATCTTTTTGCAAGAACAATCCAATCATCCATACCAGCAGGTGCATATAACGCTGAAATATGATAACTTCTATATATTTCATCTATTGGTTTCGCTGTTGGTATCCATTGACCTAAATCATCATCATAACAATCATAAACGTGTGTTTGATGGAAATTGCCCCCGCATTTCTGGCAGGTGTATAAAACTGAATCTTTAATCAATGTTCCATCAGGTCCCCGATCAAAAGTAACACCAGCTTTTTTATTCAAATGTTCTACATCTAAATGCCATTCAAGCGGAATCATTTCACCACAACATTTACAAGGTATATGGTATTTTCTTTGATCGCCTCTAAGATATAACGGTTCAATTCTTGATGTTTGCTTAATCTCAGGTGTACTAATAAAGTATAATTTTTTCGTATCCTTAAAAGCTCTATGCCTTTTCTCAATAAGTGAAAAGAAGTTTCCTGAATCTTTATCTGCTAATTTATATCTTTCAACCTCATCATATAAACCATACTTGACTGAAATCTGAGCTAGTTTACCTATTGACTGGCCAGACCATGTATATAAATTACCATCTGGAAAAGATTTGCCTTTTATTGTATCACCTGTTTTCTGATTTCTTCCGCTTCTAACATTTTGAGCTTTTATTAAGTGTCCAATACCGGAGCTGTTTATCATTTGATCAACTGGACCCTGCATTGCTCTCTTCAATCCTTCATCATCATTTACAATAAATAATGTGTTTGCTGGACTCTCAGCAATGATCCATCCTAGCATAGTGAATATTCCACCAATACTAAATCCAATCTGCGAACCTTTCATTATAGCAAATATCTGTCCTGGATCACTCTGCATTATAGAGTTAGCTATTTCTTTTAAATATGGAGTCCGTGAATAATTCATAGGACCTGGCCAAGGTGTAATATCTTTGGTCAGTACTCTATTTTTCTCGGCCCACTCAACAGGAGTAAGGTTTGAAACTGGTTGATGAAAGTATTTTTTTAAAGGGTGATCTTCTTTCATTTCAACAATCAAATTTTATTTATTGTTTTTGATAGTTAAACATTGTAATGCGTTAATTATTTGATAATTACGTATTAGTTTTTATGTATGGTAGGCGTTAGGCTTCATTTGCCTCCCGCACTTGTTCTACGTCACCAAGTCGCTTTCTTCTTTTTACTAGCATCTTATGTGCTTTATCGTAATTGCTTTTTGGATATTTTTTACTAAGTATTAACAGTGCTTTTTCTGCTTTCTTTAGGTTATATATGGCAATTGCCATGCTGTTTAGGTATTCTTGCCCTATGTCTGGGTCGCTACATATTATACACATATTATCTGCTTTTATCCCACCTCAGTGCGTTATTTAATTTTATCAAATATATCATTAACACTTTCTTCATTTATCTTATTGATAATCTCTCGGATATTCTCTTTGTACTTACCAGCCTTGGAAGTCTCTATATTATGCCTGGCGCAAATATCTTGTATGAAAGTTTCAATATTACTGCATAGCTTCTTATTTGTCAGTCCTACATACTGCGAAATTAATACACCTGTTTGCTCCAAATCAACAAGTTCGCCTCTCTTCTTGCTTAATTCAATCTCTTTTAACTCTAAATCCCTCCTTTTTAAATCTAAATCTAATCTGGCTTTCTCTTCTAATACTTTCTGATGACTACTTATTGAAGGTGGTTTTTCATCATTTTTCGGCTTCTCTTTTGATTTTGACTCAGGCTTTGTAGTAATTGTTGCTTTCCCGTTTACTCTTCTCTCTTCAAAAAATACATTATTTACTGGATTTGTAGTATCTATTTGCTTGTTCTTATTCTTTACGATTTTACCTCTCTGAGCATAAGTATGAATATTCTTAGGCTGGCATCCTGTAAGCTCTGCAAATTCTTTCACTGAATATATCGGCATACTGATTTCTTAACGCTGTAGTACAAATTTACTACAAAATGTGAACTTTACAACCTAGCCATACTACAAAGCTCAAAAAATGTCAAATGGATGTTTTTCGGCGTGCGCAACATATTTCGGCATTTTTGCTCTCTCTTACAGTACCTTACGGCTATTTACTGTATGTAAGATAGCATGTGAGTAAATATATCAATAGTCCATCCGTTACCGAATTGTTTATATAGTTGCGTGTCCGACAATCCCCCGTCAATAAGTCTTTGTACTTCTTCCTCTTTAAATGTCTGAAGTTTCCCGCACTCAATAGGTGTTAATCTTCTGAGTCTGTAGCCATCGGTTAGTAGGTTATCTTTCGACACGCTGGTTATGCAATTAGTTTTACCGTCCGTATTTGTCTCTAATCTCTGAACTGCTGGAATATTCTTATTGTTATCTTTTCTTATACCCTTTTCGTCAATCCTTCTGCCAATCATTGATACGCACACATAATTACTATCTAAGTTTTGCTTTAGGTGTGATACTGTTATACATTTAGCTTTCCCGTTATCTGCATGAGTGGTGAATGATTGATTTCTATTATTAGCATGACTAAGTAAGCTTTTAGTTAGTTTGTCACTCAAATAGTATTTATCATCTACTTCGCTTTCTGGTTGTAATACATCTTTAAGCATTATCCCTTTATCTTCCGGCTGTGGTATATCTGACCATAGCTCACAAAATAAGCCGACTTTTTTTGTTTTAATGTTGGTCCAATACCATCTATCTCGGTTTTGTGCTGATACTAAATTGCTGTTTATCCTAACTGGAAACACTCCCATATATTCGCTTATAACTCGCAAATACTCTTTTTTCATATTTACATTTTCGAGTATAAACTTTGCGTTTGGGTTTATTTCCTCAATTTCATTCCATAACCTTACATACTCAAAAAATAATGCACTTCTAGGATCATTAAAATTTAATTGTTTACCTGCAAAGCTAAATCCTTGGCAGGGTGACCCGCCAACGAATAAATCAATATTTTCAATATATCTCGCTTTTATACTTGTAATATCTCCTAAGTGAATAGTGTCAGGATAAGCTATATCATTAGATTGATTCGCATATTTATCTATCTCTGATGAATAGCGTTTATTTACTTTTATTCCAGCTCTATCTAATGCATACCATATGCATCCCATTCCATTAAATGTACTTAGAACATTCATACCCTTAATTTTTACTCCTGATTATTAATAAGAAGCAATGCGGTAGGAATTAGGAAACCTCATTGAACAAAGCCGCTAAACTTTGACTGCATTACTCTGACCTTATATTTACACTTAAACTAAAACTCTATTTGTTTGTTTTTGGCTCCATACAATGTGTACAATAAGTTATTTCTCCTATAGGTTTTGTTTGAGTTATAAAAGAAATGCCCAAAGGCTACTGTACTTCACCTCCGAGCATTGAATTTTTGCAGGTGCTAATATAATGATTTTTTATATTATTCATATGTATAAAGTAATTTTAGGCTTTTAGTAGCCAAATCAATAGCCTCTCCTATCTCTTTTGGAGTATAATTATTGTTAACTATTTCACCTCTTCTCCACATATTGAATTCTTCTAATACGGCTATGGCTTCTTCTATTGTCATTTGTTATGTATGCATTTGAAGTAATACCATTCTTCGACTAATATTAAATCGTTGGCTGTATCTTCTATAATTACAGATGTTGCAATCCAAAATTCTTTACCTTTTATCCTGTATAGTCTTGTTTTTGGAGTACTGCCTTTTGTTCGGTAGGCTTTTACTTTAATGTAAACCTTTCCTTCTATAATAACTTTGGTAAATTCTTGTTGAGTCATGATTTTTTAAATTTATGTGTATAGTCATCTTCTTTGGTTAAGTTCATCCACATTTCAATGAGAAGTAATAATAACCTATATGAGTACTTATACTTTGTAGGTATATTGTTTTTAGTTATTGCATTTGCTTGTACTCCATAAAACCTTCCTAAGGCCGAGTGATTTATTATTTCGTTTGCTTCCATATGATAAATATATGAAATTTCTTTTAATTCTCGGACAATAATATAAGATATTTCTTATTTATTAGTTTGTTTTCACATTATCAATCTTGGATCCGGTTATATCTCCAGTAGAAGGCGATCCTGGTGTAATGGTGGGGGCTGTTGAAGCTCCACCGGATAAAACACCTGGATGTACATGAGAATTGAAAGTACTAACCAAACTATCAAAATCACTTTTTAACTGATTATATGCCTCTTCCAATTTTGAATAACGCACCATGTAGTCAGAATTTCCGTTTATTTCAATATCTCCATTTTTACGAGCAATTAAGGTTGCTTGAATAGCCTCTGAATCATTTATACTAAATAGTGCTAATTCGCCAGTATCTAGCTCCTCTATGGCTGATTTGAGTATAAAACCAATACAAACAGGTTGTGAAGAGTTACCCGTATTTACAAATATCCCTTTCATGTTATTTGGAGGGTTGAAGTCTATACCACCTGATGAAACAAAGTCAGCCGTTTCAACATTAGATCCCCAAGTCTTAGATTTTATTACTCGGATACCTGATTTTATTAAGCTTTGTATTACTGTTGTTATTGTTGACATATTAAATAAATGGTGAACTTCCAGGTAAAACTCCAGTATAAACACAAGGCAATACTAATTCTAAGGTAGTAGTGTTTCCTGACTTCGTACCATTGAAAGTTACGGTTTCAACTAAAAATTTTGTTCTTTTTTTGAGTATAGGCCCATCAAGTGTTATATAGAATCCAGACCTAATATTATATAATCCTTCAAATTGAATATTCAATGCAAAATTGACCGCTTCAGCACATACAGCTTTATTTACTGTTTCTTGTAGTTCGTCACCATCATTTATTGTTATCACTTTTGGTCTCAATATTCCTTTTATAAATGGGCTGGTTACTGTCAGTTGTTGAGTGTTATTATCATTTGTTTTTGCTTGTCTTAATCCGGTAATTGATGAGTGAAATCCCTGTGCATTAGGTGTAAATGTTACATTTATTGCATCATCAAAATTAAAGTTTGCTATTGGTGCTACTTTACCAAGCACTTTGAATAATAATAACCTTGATTCATTATCATGAGAAACAATGACACCTCTTTGATTAGCTAAATTTGATAGAAATCCTTTTACACTATCAGTCGGATAAGCTGAAACCTTTTCGAATGGTAGATTTACTTGTGATTCTGAATTAAGTATCTTAACTCTTATTCCAAACTCTCTACATATCTTTTGGGCTATTTCTTTTAGGCTTAAACCATCAAATTGAAGTGGGTATAAGTTTGTTGGGATATTTGAATCTTCTAGCACTCCTGTTTTCGAGTATCCGCTTATTTGATTTAGTGTTGGTTTATTGTTGTATGTAAATGCAGGGTTTAATATGGTTCCTGTAATTATCTTGTCATTATCAAAGAATATTTCACAATCTTGATATTTAACTATCTGAAAAAACTTGCTGAAGCCGGTAAATCTAAAAGTACTAGCTACTGTGTTTCTTTTCAAACTTACTTCAAAGTCACTGAAGCTTTCAAATATTTCCTTATCTATCTTTAGTTTGATCATAATTTAGCTTTAATATAGCTCAATATTTGTTAACTGTCTCCTTTCCTCAGAGAGGTTATAGTACTTATTATTTCCAACTTTTATAAGTGTATCCCCAATCTGTATTTGTACATTTTTAGCTGTTCTAAAATTTGAGTCCTCTTTGACATATAAATATTTATCAGAGCAATAGCATGAAGAAAGAATTAATGCCATTAGGATAATTAGTGTTAGTTTCATGGTTTTGTCGGTTTTTACACAAAATATATTACTTCTCTGTCTTTTGGAATTATCAACAAATTGTCTATTTCCAAGTTGTTGAACTCAACAAATGCATCAATATTATCCAAGTTGCCATAAAGTCTATGAACCAATGTTACTAATGGCAAATCTTCAGGTAACACATATGATCTTTCTTGTAGTGCATTTTGGGCATAAATAAATAGCTGGCCTAGTGTTTTACTTAATGTTGTAAAAAGCTCTCTTATTATCACATAATTTGGAAGATATCCATTACTCTGAATTATTCCAACATTATCAAAGTATTGAGTAGCATTTGAAGAGATAAGGTCAATGACTGCTAATACATCATTTCTGGTTCTGTAATCATTACTTAATTCTGGTTGATCCTGTTCAGTTGCTATTTCATTACTCGAAATTACTGCCGCTTCACATAATGCAGTAATCAATACAGCTCCTGAAGTCACGTAATAGTTCGGCAATGATAATAATGCTCCTGTGAGTTCATTGAATGCTTCTATACAATTGTTGATTCTTATTCTAGCAGATGCATAATATTTTGCTGGAGCTCTTAGGAAGTCTGTATTTTGCCTCATAAACTCCGTAGCATTTGATACATTATTTAATGTTTTATTACCTAATGTAATTACTATTTCTAAATCCTCTGATGTAATAGCACTCAGTTTGTACTTATCTAGTATTCGTTTAGTAATTGAAGTGCTAGTTTCTGTTGCTGTATCAATAGCTGTTTTAGATACATTTTCTACTGATTCTAATACATCTGATTGAACATCCAAAACACTTTCCGGTTGTAAATCGCTAATTGTCTCATATAAAGTTGTAGTAACAATTATATCATTTAGATTAGTATAGCTTATATTTAAATTTGTTGGCTGTACTGTTTTGACTCCAATAAATGGATTCTGAAATATCCAAGGTCTTTGATCTTTAGATGATTCTTTGAAAGCTTCAACTATATCAATATTATCATTTCCGGTAAAGTGTAGTTCTACATTGAATTGCTCTACTCCAATCTTACCTCTAACAACTAATCCTCCTATTTTATCTACAAATTCATATACTGATTCATTGAGAGGAATAGAACTTGAAAGTGTATTGAAAATTGGTTCATATACTTTACTATCTCCAGTAGTAATCCTTATGGGTATGTTATTTATTCTGTCTAACCAGCTCATTTTCTTAATCTCCTTTCCGCTTGTCTCATAAACTCTGAATTAAATCCATTCATTGTTTTTATGTAAGCTTTCTTAATAAATTTTCGGGTTTTTGATGGCTCAATCCTCTTATCTTCATTATGAAGTTGATACATCCATTTCAGGCGTATATTGACGGCATTATTTTTCTTTCTAGTAAATCTAACTACCCTAGCAACTGCTGATCCAGATTTAGTTGAAATAACTAATAATGATCCTGTTTGTTTGGCCATGGATGCAGCTGCTATATACTTATCCCTTCTTTTATTTCTGGCATTTATCAACCTATTATTTTGAAGTTGATTTGTTCTACGTACTTTCTTAGCTGCTGAACCTCCCCTTGCACTTAATTTAGGAGTTGATCTTCCTTGAATCCTTCCACCCACTTCTTGAGCTGCCAGCCCTCTGGCTACTCTCTGTCTATTTGGCCTCTCAACTATTCCGGCTTCACTTTTCATTTTTGAAATATTAAAGCCACTAGCTTTTGTTGCCCATGATAGATTACTGACAATATTAGTTCTCTTATAATCAAATTCCCTTTCTGCTGATTTAGATATTTCAACCTTTTGCATCCTAAAGGCCATGTTATTCAATGTTGACCTTACAGCAATGGGAAAATCAGACCTACTCATCTTATCTAGTCTGTTTGCCATTATAGCTATTTCATCTGATTTTATTTTGATAGTCATTACTTTTAATTTAAGTGCAATATACCAAATTTTGATTTCATTCCCATAATGTGTTAAGAAGACTAATGTTTGTTGCAACTATCTTGCCATAATGAATAATGTAATCTCCTTTTTCTACTTCTACTTTTAACCCATTAGAAAAGCTTAATGTATAATTCCTTTCTGATGTTATGAAGTATTTGAATTTAGCTATAAAAAAAGGTCTACCGGAGCCATATCCCCACACAACCTTGATATGGCTATAAACCTTCTTTTCTCTCGTTTTTTTGTGGAATAATCTACTTTTAATCCACTTAGAAGGTTTCCGGTATTCCTTGTTTTTTTCACCTGAGATCATAACCTCAAATGGCTCTTTACTTACATTTAAATGTAATATTTTCATTTACATAAATGTCATTTGTTCAGATTCTTTTATATCATCGTATAAATTCATTTCACCATCTTCAATAGATTCTATGTCTTTTTTTAATGATGACGATAGCTTTATTCCAGCTACAATTGAAATGATTAAAAACATTAGGATTATAGCAAATATAGCTAAATAGCCTAAATCATTATCTACTAAGTAATCAGTGAATCTTCTCATCTCATATATCCTTTAATTTTACCTCTTCTTTTAGGTGAGAAAATAGCCTGTTGATTTACTTCTCTAAAGCCGCCCTGATTATGAAATTGCTTTTGTTTTTGTCCGTGATACTGTTTGATCTTTTTCATTTTCCTAATTTTTAGTTATTAATCTGTTTCCTTGTGGAGTTGAAAAATATGCCGACTCCAATAATACCCTGATATCAATTTTCTTTTGTATACCAGGTTGTTTATTATACCACTTTAACCATCGATTATTTACAATCATTAAAGTTGAATCAGACGCAGGAACTATATGATGCTGCAAACCTGTGTATTTCCAAGCTCTTATACATCTCCTTTTAGTTTTTCTCCATTGGGTGAAATTCCAAAATGAATTGACTTGATATTTTATCTGCCTACCTATCCAATAAGTAGGTTCATTTTGACTTTCAAACCATTGTTTAATTTTAGATCCTAATTTTTTCATGATTAATAGTTTCTTCTTTATTGGTTAGTATTTCATCTATTGTATTTAAAGCTTCTTTTGCTGTTGATTACCACAATTCAACTTGTTCACAATCTAAATTTCTTGATTTATGGTAACCATCTATGTTAAGTGAGAAAATTTCTATTTGAGCTCTAAATTCTTTTAAACCTTGTTCTAGCTCATCAAATAATTTGTTTATGTCTTTCATGATGTTGAGTTTTGGTTAATAAGCGTTTGAATTATTTTCTTGTACGATCAAAGATACAAAAAGTTATCATTCATGCAATACTTTTTCAATATTTTTTACAAAAAAAGCTGGTATTTCTACCAGCTTAAACCAAACTCAAATCTTACCTCATTTGCCTATAGAGTTCAAATATAAGAAATTATGAGTAATCTTTCAATAATTCTTTAATAATAATTTGGTTATCCATAAAGATCAACATTTCATTTTTTTTCTGACTTTCCCATTTATCATGACATTTTGCACATAGTTTATTAAAGTTTCTGGGATCGTGAGCCATTTCCGGTTTATTTGACCTGCTTAATATGTGAGATATGTATGTTGCAGAATAGGAGCCTAATATATTTCTATTTCTGTATAATGAATCTCCGCAATTTTCACATACTAAGGGACCATAGTTATAGCAATAGTGATAATACTTGTCATTTGCTTGTGGAATATTCTTTTTTGATAGTGTTGTATGTCCAAATAACTTATTTTGAATAGAAATTCTTAAACTTATATCTAACTTAATATGAAAGTGCCAGAATAGAGGGTCTATTCCTCTACTCCGGCATAAATAATATTCCTCTAAGGTTGTTATTATTAATTTATTCTTCAATTACTTCAGCTTCTTCAACTATATCAGATGGTATCGGTATAGTCATTTGACCATAATCTGCATGTTTGTATTCATAAACATACCTATAAGCTTCAATTTTAAGGTTATCAATGATATCTTTCAATTCTTCTTCAATACCATACTCTATAATCTCCATATTGATCCAACTGGTAGATGTTCCTTTGCATCTTTCTTGATTATCAAATTTTTTGTAAGTAATAATTACACCTTCTGCATCTTTCTTTGTTGAGAGTGATATTCCAGTGATTTCAATTTGCTGCAAAGCTTCTTGAACTCCTGCCTCAGTAATTAACTGCTGTGTATCTGTTGGTTCAAATCCTGGTACAGTTAAAATATTTCTAGCATAGTCGATATTTTCAACTTTAGCTACTATTGATCTTAATTCTTTCATTAAATTAATAAGATCATTATGAGGTACAAGGTCAGATTCTAAACCTACTCTGTTTATAGGTTGTAATCCATCAATGTCCCAAAGATAGGCCCAATTAGTGTCAATACCTTTGGCTCCATTTTCTTTTAATTTCATTCTGCGTAAACAGAATTCTTTTCTGTTCGGTGTTTTCATTCAATTACTAGTTTTAAATTACCTATTGGAATATTAAAATTTTCTAAACAATAAAAATGCAACCATTCTATGCAACATTCTAACTCGAATGGCTCCATTGAACAATTAGGTTCATAATTCCTCCAATCAAACAATTCATTTACAACATTGCTTGTTTCATAAAAAAGAGGACATGAATATCTGATATCATTCAGTGCTTCTTCTGGAGTTAATGCATTACCCTTTTCTGAGTTTCCCTTTATCCATGCTGGTAATATCATTTTCATTATATACCATATATGATGATTTGTTGTATTTCTTTCTTCTGTACTCAACTCCATAACTATTGCTTTACCTGCATTCTCTTTAAGAAATTGTTTATACTTCTCTAATCCGGAATAATTAGGATTAGTCCCAGATTTATCAATAACACCGTATAGTTGCAACTTTCTACCTACCTGTCCCATAATTTACCTGTTTGAATTTTATTTTCTTTTAATTTATTATGAATCCACCTAGTATCATACTTGAGTTTCTTTCTCCCAAACTCTATTAAGTGATATGCATCAGCATTCCAGCCTACTATATTTTGACCAGGGTACCAATCTTTTGCAATATCCTTTAATCTTCTTTTTCTTAATGCTGTCTCTTCATTTGGAACATGAACTCCTATATATTTTTGCCAACTGCCTGGCATAACTTCAATAAATCTAATTTTAGATGATTTCAAAGCTGATTTCAATTCAACATAATGATCCTGTAATTTCTTCATTTGAAACATTCGACCCATATTATCAAAATCACCTGAATACATATTTATCTTTTCAAGAAAAACTAAAGGCAATTCACAAATATCGATCTGATACCTCCAAAAATCACAAAGGTCTTCAAATCTGTGCATTTTTGATATAGGCCAGCTTTTATACATGTTATCTTTATATCTAACTACTCCACCATTTGATTTACCTGGATCAACACCGAATAGCTCTTTAGCTATGAAAGCTTGCGTTATAATTTCATTTTCGTTCATGATCTTCTTTTAGTTCATTTATACTAATGAGGTTTTGAATTTTAATGATAAATACCTTATCACTTCCGAATGTCTCAACTACCATATAATTATCAAATTTATGATAATTAGCATAGATTTCTGATTTGTGTCCAGATTTGTTGTAATACTCAATTTTTGCGGGAGTCATAATATATCAGCTAATCGATTATTTATTTCATTCTTCATAATTCTATCATGATGTCTGAGTAAGTTTTTAATTTTACTCATTAATAATTGTTTTCTTTCACCTCCAAATTCATCAATAATATTATGAATTTGTTTCATTTGAGTTTCTCCAATCATATTAAAATGCATTTTCTAAAATTGTTAATTCAGGTAATACATCATCGTTAATTCTAAATGCATACGGTTCAAATTCCTTAGCACCTCGAATAGCTTTTGGTATTACTCTACTTATTTCCGGTTCATCTTTAGGTTTTTCTATTCGTATAATAGTTTCTGCTTTATTTTGAATTTCAGTACCTAAATGTCCCCGTAGTTTATCACTGCCTGGATTCTCATGCAATACTAAAGATGCATGAATATTATATACCTTAGTCCATTGCATTATTTTTGTCACTATCTCTGTTGATTGATCTGGATTATTGACATCCGTTATCAAATCTCTAACTCCATCGATGACTATTAATCCTATGTTTTTATTTTTTTCGAGATAGCTCTCAATAAACATTGTTCTTCCTTCAGGAGTAAGTGGTCTAAGGCAAAAGATCTTGTAATTTGATAAACCACCTTTATGACCATTCAATAATACTGCTCTTCGTGCTGACATATGTAAATCGTATTCGCTCTGTTCAGTATCGAAAAATATAACATCCTTACCTTCAAAATAACCCCTCATGTTTAATATTAACCTAGATCCTAAACTGGCCCCTACTAAGGCTGACATAAAAAATGTTTTCCTAGATTTATTCTGACCTCCGATAACTGAGAAGTTGCCAAGGGTTCCAAACCTATATTTCTTCCCGTACTGAATAATTTCAATGCAAATTGGTGGCTTTTCCATGTATTTATCTAAGTTAATTGAAAGTGATTTTAATAGTTCTGAATAGTCTGTTTCTTGGTAGTTATCATCTACCTTCTTCAATCTCGGTATAGGCATTCGCTAAGTCTTTAATTGTTTCAGGTTCCTTATTATTTTGCCAGATATAGTATCTGTAAAGTCTCATAAAGCTATCTAATCTTTTAGCTGTAAGTGGTTTATTAAATTTGTCTTTATGTTTAACTATAAATATTAAAGCTTCATCATCATAGTTTGAAATCTCTGTAATGTCTAAACCTACTGCTTTCATGACAAAAACACATTTCTCAATGAAAATATCAAACTTCTGATTTTCGATATTAATCTTTCTACTCTTTATATTCTTAATAACTTGATCATCTAAGTTTATCCTGTCAATTATTGAATTTAATAATGTTGTGGCATAATCTAATTTACCTCCTTTCATAGATGTTTGAATCAAGTCATATAACTTTTCTATTTTTTGTTCGATAGCCATTTTGTAAGTGTTAGTAAGAATGATTTATATTTTTTACCTGTGTAATTTTCTAAATCTAGAATTGTTTGTTTAATCTCTGAAGGTTCA